AAATTCCTATAACTTATGTTATGTTAAGTAGGCGGGGTGTCTAATATAGTAGACATTTTTTGCGCGCGCGACACGTATATATTGTATATTACCCGAAACTTCTATACGTCTGATATATTTTCCACCTCCACCTCATACACATACGAGGATGCCTCTATAGGATGTAGGTGCGTCACCTTATCAGTCGCTTCCACCTGGAACATTATATACCGCTCCTTCTCCTCTACAGGGAACTCAGACACTAACGTGTCATCGCTATACACCTTACAGATGCCGCTCTTAACTTGAACCTGCACTTTATTAGGTTTCCTAAAAACTCGAGACTGCCCTAACCTCATATGACCCCCGGTCAAAATATAAGGCCGCATTAGAAAGAGGTCTACGTGATCTCCTGATATAGCGTTATCCGACATATACACCCTGGTCACTGAACCGTGTTTAGTGGATGGCTCTATATTAAACTTCAGAAAAAAGTCTTTATAGCTTTTCATTGTAGTCACTCTACCGCATGCGTTGTAGTACACCTTACCATTAATGGCTTCAGGTGAGTGCTTAACATCTAACTTAATCTTTATGCCCTCTGCACTACAGCAGTGCTTGGAGAACCAATTAGAATGCATACCTGGTTTTCTATGTTGTATTTCCACCTTTCTTAAATATTTTAATTAAGTCATATACATCGTCAATATCAGTGTATGTTAAATACGTGTCGTCGACAGACACATTAATATGCCCATCGATATCATACCACCCGAAGAGATTCATGCCGGATACGAAGTACTCATAGTACTTGTCTCCGTCAATATTAATCTTCTCTACGAATCCTATATCAAATAAATTTTGCTCGCTCATATGTATAGCTTGTATTTTCATCCGAGTTCTTATTAAGGATGCCGACTAGGCTATCCACGTCCTCGTGGCTGTCAAGATACAACACTTCTCCCCAAGGGTCAAGTAAGTACACAACCTTATCCATATTCTCCAGTCTTTTAACTATTCTATATCCCATAACTAAATCCTTTACGTTTTATTTCAATACTATCTCTACCACTCAACACTATGTCAGGATCAATGGGCACACCCAAGAACCGAGTCTCATAGTGTAGGTGTGGACCTGTTGACCTACCCGTCGATCCTACTATACCTACAGGGTCTCCTGCAAGCAAGGTATCACCCTCCTCAACCAATAGACTCCAGTGGTGAGCATAGTATGTCTCAAGTCCGTTATAATGTCTAACGACAACCAAGTTACCATATCCTCCATTATACCCTAGACTTGAATACCTAACCACTCCATCGAATGAAGACACTGACGTGTCCATATTGCAGCCCGAGTAGTCTAGACCGTAGTGCATGCGTCCCCATCTCCATCCATAATCGCTAGACACTCTAGAGACTATAGGTGCAACAGCAGAGTCGTAGTGTATGACTACAGAGTCTATAGTGCTGTCATGAGTGTAATGTATGTAGGGGCAGTAGTCGCTGTATAGCGTATCTAAAAAAGGAGGGAGCTCCTCATCAGTAGTAACTGAATCAGGGCTACCCTCCCCCACATAAAAATAATCCGTATCAAATGTATACTTATTTGGCATTGTCATGTACACATTTATAAACATCAATCCAACAAGTATCAGAGATACTGCTATGTTAAATATCTTATTCCTCATAACGAACGAAGACTGGTTTACTTCTATAAATCTCATACTGAACAGTAATAGTATCAGTCTCAGAGCATAGAGTGAACGTAACGACATCGTCACAGTATCGAGACACAATCTCATATCCGTCCTTATGTGCTTGCTTGACTAGTTGCCTAGCCGTAAGGTCATTGTATGGATGCTGTGCGTAGCAAGATGCTGCGAATAATAATAATAGTATAGTTGATCTAATCATAGTACTTCTATCAGGACTCGAACCTGAAACCTACTGCTTAGAAGGCAGTTGCTCTATCCAGTTGAGCTATAGAAGCATAACGCAATATCGTAATATTAAATTGTATAAACAAGTACTTTATGACTAAAGTCGTCATTAAGATGATGAGAATAGTGACGAGAATTGATATCTAACTAATTGATTATCAATACTAGTGACGACTTTGACGACTTTTTTCTTGATTTTTGAAAGAAATAAAAAAAGATATATGAGATTATATATATAGAAGAAAAGCAGAGATGAACTTGTCAGACTCGTCACACTACATTATATTAGTGGCATAAAATTAAATTCAATGAATGAGTCAGGATACACACCCAAAGATTTACACTTTGACCAGGAGGCAAGAGAACGTCTTGTATCTGGTATAGAAAAGATTGCTAAGGCAGTCAAGTCAACAATGGGCCCTATGGGCAAGACAGTTATCATAGAGTCGCCTAACCACACACATGGAATCACAGTCACCAAAGATGGAGTCACCGTGGCTAAAGCCGTGGCATTACTAGACCCGATTGAAAATCTAGCAGTTAAGATGGTTAGAGAGGCTGCCGACAGAACGGCTCTGTCGTCAGGTGATGGCACAACCACCGCTATTGTATTAACGGAGGCTATCGTCATGCAGGGTCTGAAACTAATCGAGCCACACCATAATGTGTCGGAGATTATGCGATGTATTAATCGTGAGTGCGAGAAAGTGATAGCGCAGCTTGATAAGGACTCTATCAGTATAAACGACAAGCGACTAAAAGATGTAGCTACTATATCTGCTAACAATGATCCTGAGGTAGGTCAGATTATATACGACACCTATAAGAAGGTTGGACTGAAGGACGGGATAGTTACCGTAGAGAAGAGTCAGACTACTGAGACTACATCAGATGTAACAGACGGGATTAAGATAGACAGAGGATACACCTCACCATTATTCATAAACAACCATAAGAAGGACGAGTGCATATTTGAGAACGTGCACATCCTTGTTACTGATAGCCCTATAGAGAACCTTGAGAAGATTGCATCTATACTTAACGCTTGTATCACAGAGGGACGTAAGCTGTTAATCTTAGGGCCGTGCTCTCAGAACTCTTTGAATGCTTTAGCCGCTAATGCCGTGAGGGGTAAGTTGCAGGTGTGTAATGTATTGCCACCAGACTTTGGATTCCGTAAGCACGAGCTGATGAGCGACATTGCTCTGTCTGTTGGGGCTAAGTACTTCTCCGAGCAGACTATAGACAGCATACAGTTCTGTAACGTCACTGACTTGGGTAAGGCCGACAAGGTCATCGTAGGTAGGGACAGCACAGTTATTATCGGAGGTGGTGGAGAGGAAGAGGACATTAACGTTCGTATTGATGAGTTGAAAGCCGCTAAGGAGAACTCAAAGAAGAAGGCCGAGAAGGACTTCATCCAAAGACGTATTGCAGGGCTGAGAGGTTCGATAGGTGTAATACGTGTAGGGGGTAACTCAGATGTTGAGCAGAAGGAGCTGTACGACAGAGTAGACGACGCTGTGTGTGCTGTGCGCTCTGCGCTTGATGATGGGGTGCTGCCTGGTGGAGGGGTTGCGCTGTATAATAACTACTGCGAGGTTGATGGGGATGACGAGGCTAGTGTAGCATGTAAGATTATGTGCAACTCGCTTACGGCTCCTATCACTCAGATACTAGATAATGCAGGGTACGACCTAGACGACATTATTGATGGCGGGTTCTTTGGAGGTGTACAGGGGTACGACGTAAAGAACAATCAGTATGGTGATATGTTTGAGATGGGTATAGTGGATCCTGCTAAGGTGACTAAGAACGCCCTGCGTAATGCAGTCTCTGTTGCGACAACTATACTAGGTACGAATGCGATAATCACAATGGCTAGAAGTTATGAGACCAGTAAATAAATATATTATAATTGAAAAGATAGAGGAGGAGCTCGTCAATAAGGAGGGGCTGATTCTATCTAAGGACGATGAGATTCACTACAGATATAAGAAGGCTCGTGTGTTAGGCGTTGGTGAGAACGTGTCTGAGATTTCAAGTGGCGACTATATATACTACGACCAATCAGGCGGGTACGACATGATGATAGATGGAGAGAAGCATACTATCATACTTGACCGCGACGTTGTTGTCGTTCTTGATTCATAAGTTCTATCTGTTTCCTCCTCCTACGTTTCATATAGGAATTGTTAGTTCGGAGCGCAGGATCAATCTCTTGTATGATCTCTCCTGACAAAACTCCATACAAGGTACGTATCATGCGCTTTGTATTCGGACTAACCTCATAGAGGCCCTTCACGGGGCCTCTTATGTTTTTATTAAGGTTGACTATCCACCCTTCGGTCAGTAGCCTGTCGAATCTATTCTTGTCCCAAGAGAATACTTTCTCGAACTTCCTGAAGTGATTACGTCTGAATCGCCCCTCGTCAAAAAGGAAGAGTAGCATTTCTAGGTCGGGATATGATAGGCCGTGTTTCTCACATGTGTACATGCGGACGGTCCTCCAATACTTGAGATAATTATTCATTATATTTGATTGATAAATATACATTGACATGGCAAAAAGAAAAAACGGAGGAGGGAAATATAAAAAGGTCAAAGGGTCTAGTGGTAGTAGTAGCCCTAAGAGCAAGGAGTTTCTTCAAGGAGCAGCTTATAATATTGGAAGGCAATTCGGGAATCTTGTGTCTACACCGCTTCAGTCAAGAAGTGTGTTTGATGAAGCTGACCCTATTGATTTTTCTACACTTCCAACTAAGACCACTTTCTTGGATCAGATAAGAGACGCAGTTAGAAACAACCCAAAGTAACTATGAGAAAAAATCCAAAAGCAACAAGAGTAGCTAGAAGAGCTGCCAAAGCAATGGCTGCTACGGCAGGCGGAAGTAGAAGGTCAGGACGTATCGCAGGAAGAGCCGTTGTTCAATACCTGAGAGGTGAGGGTATGACAGGAAAGGTAACAACTGAGGATCAGTTCAAAGACTTTAAGGCTATAGGTACAGCAGCTGGAGCAGAGGCGGGTTCTCGTCAATACAGCATGAAGTTTATGAAAGGTCAAGGTGGCCCGGTCAAGAGGAGAAAGGCAATTAAAGACGCTGCTACGAAAGGCGCTGAAAATCAAGCCAAGGTTTCATTCTACAGAAAGGGAGGAAACGATAATCCGTACATGAACTACAGCAGCTAATATGGCTAAGGGTAGGACTAAAAAGAAAGGAAATAAAATTTGTCCGGAGGGCATAGCCTGGGCAAAGAGGACGTTCGACACATACCCATCGGCGTATGCGAACATGGCGGCCTCTAAGTATTGTAAAGACCCGAATTATGCTAAGGGTGCTAAAAAGAAAAAGTGATGAAACACAAGATGAAAACTAAGACTAAGAAAGGTAAGAAAGGTAAGAAAGGTAAGAAAGGTTACTAATGGCTGACAAGAAAAGAGTTGCTGCCCCTAAAGGATTTCATTGGATGAAGGGTAGGGGTGGTAAACTCAAACTAATGAAAGACCCTTCATCGGGATATAAGAAGCATGGTGGATCTTCCAAGTATGCTGACTTCCCAATTCAAAAAGTTCATAGGAAATAATGCCAACCGTAAGATATAAATGCCCGGACACAGGAATGATGAAGGAAAGAACATTCCCCCCTAACGCTGTTGGGAGACCACAAGCGATTGAGTTTGCTAAAATGCGTGATGGGAAAATAACAATGAATCCAGGTTACGGTATGGAAAAATCAATGGGATACTAATATGAAAAACATTAAGTACAGCAAAATTTCAATGAGGGATGTTGATATTGATAATTATCTAACAAAGTCTCAACAGACACTGCCACAAGATTTGCAGGACAAGATAGTCAAGTCAAAGATGAAAAATAATGGGAGAGCTTAAAAAATGGAGAGAGGAGAAATGGGTGAGAATAGGGACGGATGGTTCTATACTGGGCGACTGTGGTACGAGCAAGGACAAGAAGAATCCGGATCGTTGCCTGCCTCTGAAGAAGGCCAAGAGCATGACCAAGGCGGAGCGTGCTGCCACTGCGAAAAAGAAGAAGCGTGCGGGCGCACGAGGGAAGACTGTTGTTGCGAACACTCGTGCAGGAAGAGTGACTAAAAAGTTTACCAAAAGGTAATGCCTAGAAAAAAGAGAGACCCTAAAGTGGGCACAGGCAAAAAGCCTAAGGGTTCAGGCAGAAGACTATATACAGATGAAAATCCGAAAGATACTGTCAGAATTAAATTTGCGACTCCTAGTGATGCTCGTGCTACTGTTGCTAAGGTTAAAAAAATTAAGAAGTCGTTCGCGAGAAAAATTCAGATACTAACCGTAGGGGAGCAGAGGGCTAAGGTTATGGGTAAGTCTGAAGTCGTCAGAATATTTAAGAAAGGCAAAGAGGCTATTAGGCGACAGCATAAAAAAACATAATCACTATATTTAAGGTATGAGAAAATTAAACGAAATATTAAAGTGGGCTACTAGCGACTTAGCTGTAGCTGGGTATACTGCAATTATTGCAGGAATTTTATTAGCCAAAGGCATCAGCATTATTGGTGGCGTTGGACTAGGAGTTTCCATTACAAAGCTTTGGAGTGGAGTAAAGTCGTTAGTGCATTAAAAAATAAGTGTGGCGGATAAGGCATCAATGCCCTGCAATAAACCTAGGAAGTCAGACCGCGCAGGGAAAAAGAAAATGGTCAAAGCTTGCTCGGGTGGAAAAGAAAAGCTAATTCACTTCGGGGCAAAAGGCTATGGTCACAACTATTCTGCTGCGGCAAGGAAGTCGTTTAGAGCAAGACATAAATGCTCTACAGCAAAAGACAAACTGACTGCTCGATATTGGGCATGTAAAACTCTTTGGGCCGGTAAAGGCGGATCAACGAAGTCTTCACCAAAGAGTAGAAAAGGAAAATACTAATGAAGTCAAGAGGACTGGGAGATAGCATAGAGAAGTTTACTAAAGCTACGGGAATCAAAGCGGTTGTCGATAAGGTCTCAGAAATAACTGGTAAGCCATGTGGTTGTGCCGAACGAAGGGACACACTAAACAGGGTATATCCGTATGATAGAAAATAGTTAACTTTGCGATATGGCATACCAAAAATTACAAACAGAAAGAGCAAACCTTGTTGTACCTAGTGATACTATAGATATTCCAGACCCAGGTCTTGCAATAACTAGTAGCACTGACACGGCAGGTGCATCATCTAAACTAACAGATAGCACTAAAAACTTTAATGCTTTAAATGTTAAGGTTGGAGATATTATTCATAACACTACTGACAACACGGTAGCAACTGTTACAGCAATAGATGGTGATGAAGTGCTAAGTATATCCGCTAACATTATGGCACTTGGGGAGGCTTACACAATATTCTCAGTTCCAGACAAGGCCTCTGCATGTGTTCTTTATGTTGGCACAGCAGGTAACGTTTCAGTTATTACACGGGGTGGTGATGAAGTATTATTTACAGCTATACCAGCAGGCACATTTGTGCCCGTTCAGGTTACAAGAGTTAAAGCAACAGGAACAACAGCATCTACAATACTAGCACTTAGGTAATGATTATAGCTAACGCCATATATGTTGGCAGGAGGGTTCTTGCGGACTTAGTACCTAGTCTATCTAGTATTGCATCTGTGGGTACACAGCAGAACACAATAACAGGGTCAAATTCTACAAATAAAAATGCTTGGAATTTAGAATTAAAGCGTGGGAGGTATATTACTTCTGTTGGTCAAGATACGAGCGGAGATAATCAAGACTGGATAGCTACAGGTTTAACGCAAAGCAGTGGTACATTAACAACGAGTTCTTCAACAACTGTGGTATTCGATAACACGGCAGACTTCGACCCTTACGCTAGAGGACAAGCTGGAGGTATGGTACGACTAACAGACGAGAAGTTTGTAATGATATCCCCTGATGTAAGTGTGGGTAACGTATTTAAGGTTTGTACATATACTGGTGGCACAAGTAATGTTACAATTGACTTTACCATAAATGATGGTGACACAACAAACTTTATAGATAGAGGGACTCAGTTTATAGTTATAAATGAGCCAAGTGCAAACGTTTACACTTTAGCCGCTACAGGATTAACAAGAGCAGGGGCTTTTCCTTATGTAAGGGTATATGATTTAGATATAAGCGGCCAAACAGTAACTCAAAGAGGAATCTTATATCCAAGAGGCACAAGTGGCACTGGGCACGGAGGAGCAAAAATGGCAAACCTAGGTGAAGTTGGTGGCAAAAAATGCTTTGCATCTTTTTATCTCACAGGTGGTAGTAGTTTTTCAGGTTTACTTCATTTCGCTGTTTATGAATATAATACGAGTACAAATACACTTGTAGAGGTAGTTGGTGATACTGTATACAAAACAGGAACTAATCAAGATAGTAAATATTATTTTTCTGACTCTATTACAGATGGCACGGGATTAATAGGATATTTTGATAGAGTTGCTAATGTTGCTAATATAGCAGGGTGTAAGTGGGATGGCACAACATTTACAGTTGGTACTAACGCAACATTTGGAACTAATGGTAGTAAACAGCCTCTTGCAATGGGGATACGAAAATACTTTAATGGGGAATCTGATAGCACCACAGAATTCATAATGTCAGGTGGATTTTTTAATAGTGGTTCTAACACGGGTGATATGGATATATTTCCTGCTGTTTATGACCCTTCAGCAAATACGTGGGATGTATCTAAGTTTGATACTACTGATAGCAAAATAATTATTGAAGACCCAAGTAACCCTACATCAGGTAATCCATTTAGAGGGGAAAATTTAATAGTACAAGAGGATAAGGATAATGGTGCAATTTTAACATCTTTAGTAACAAGGGGAAATACATCATTTAGGGGTACGGTAGCCAATACTTTCACAACAACAAATTCATAATGAAGTTTTTAGTAACACAACCAGAAAGACAAATTTGCCTGATGGCAGATAACATCATATTAGAAGATGATAATGTATACTATGCTTGGTATGATGCTACTCCTCACAAAGTGCAAAGAGCTAACTCAGCAGACCCACTAGAAATAGTTGATGTACCCGAAGGAACACAATTTCCTGACGACCCTAATATTGTAGGTAAGTATTGTTACAATGAAGATGGAACGTTTACCGTTTTCCCTGTATGGTCTGAGTTTGATGAAGAAGATTAATTGGAACGAAGCCATACCATATATGTTCTGCATATTCCTTGCGTTTATGCTACTAAACAAGTGTGAGCAAGAGAAGGAGTATCAGCAGGAGATACAGCGAATCAATAACAATAACGTTGCGCTACTAGACACTATCCGAAACTACATGGATAGCGATGGTTTATACGCTGCGGATATCAGGGCACTGAACCTAAAGCTAGATGAACTAGCGGACAGCATATCAGTAGATAGGTCTCAACCACCTGTTACTATAACCAACCAAACAACAGAGATACGAGAAACTATTGAAGTTCCTGCATTCATATATGACACGATTACCATAGTAAACACCGATACGTTCTATAAGAAGATATATGTGGAGCAGACGGACACGTTCGGCAAGAGCAACAGATCCATAGAGGTTACGATACCTACTGATGGCGTAGTAGTGGCGGATGCCATAATAAACTTGGAGCAGGACATATGGGTTGAGAACACCATTGAAAAGAATAATAAGACGGGCGAGGTGTTCTTTAGAATGAGAACCGACTACCCAGGAGTTACGTTCAATAATGCCAACGCTATACTAGTAGACCCGAAGCAACTCGTTAAGGTACGAAAATCATTTGGTGTTGGTTTTCAGACAGGTATAGGCATCACAACAACGGGCCAAACAAGGCATTACATAGGTGTGGGAATTCACTACTCGCCTAAGTTTTTACAATGGTAAAAAAGTATTAATTTTAAGGGCATGAAACTGATAACGAAAGAGACCGTTGTCGGCATGCCAATGTCAACCTTTGTATGGATAGTGGGAATTATATTCTCAGTATTCGTGGCATACTTTGAATTGAAAGCTGAAATAGATGAGGCCAAGAAGTTACCTCCTCAGGAAATATCCGCTGAAGAGATTAAAGTTTCTCTTGACGGAATTCAAAGACAGCTTGATGAAATGAATAATAAAATCGACAAACTAGATGAAAGACTTTACGAGCTCAATTCTGGAGAGTAAAGGTTGGGAGATGTTTCGTGCTGGCTGGAGACCTACTATAGGTTGGGTGTGTGGCTTGGCACTTTTGTACAACTTTATTGCTAGAGATATTATTGTTATCTTCACGGAACGATATGGTGAACCTGCACAGATGGAACATCTGATTACAATACTTGTAACGATGCTTGGTCTAGGCGGGATGAGGACATACGAAAAAATTAAACAAAATGAAATTAAAGAAAGAACAACTGGAATCGATTAAGGAATTAAGGTCTAAGATGGCAAGACTAACGGACACCATCGCTAGGCTAGAGTTACATAAGTACCAAGTGGTTCAGGAGTCTATTGCTACAGGCAAGGCACTGCAAGCAGTGGAGGATAGTATTACGGCTGAACACGGAGCGGATGTATCTCTTAATTTAGAAACAGGAGAAATAAACAAAAAGAATGGGAAAGATATCTAACACTAGTAAGTACGCTACAGTAACACCCGTTAGCGGAGATTATGTTGTAGCGACGGATGTAAGCGACTCTAATAACACAAAAACGGTTACGATTGGCTCTATGGCAAATGCAATACTTAGTGGTGTGCCTTCTGCTGTCTTAGCTTCAGACGACAAGCTTATTGGTCTAGATACTAGCGATAGTGATAATGTAAAGAATTTTACTATTTCTACAATAAGAGGTGGTTACGTAAAAAAGATGGAAGCTAGTTCTTCGGGAGACCAAACAGATGCTGGGACAAACACAGCACAGCAAGTTGCATTCGGAGCAGAGCAAATATTTACAGATGTTAGTGTTGCTTCGGATGGTGTAATAAAGCTTATAACGACAGGAGATTATTTTATATCAGCAGACTTCCAGGTGGGGACTGTGGCAAGTACGGCATCTACAATTCACCTAAGGTGCTTAGTCAATGGCACGCAAGTTGGTGCTACTATAAGTGAGGTCCTGCCTTCAACCACAGCTAAGAATACAATATGTTGGTCTTTCCCCGTGTATGCTACGGCAATAAACACTACAGTCACATTTGAGTATGCGGTTGAGCCTACAGGCAACGGAGGCTTAGTGGAAGTTCCTGTTACCACCACAGGTTTTAACAATTCATCTGCCGCAGCTGTTGTTGTATACAAAAGAGAGTGATGCAAATCAGAAAGATTTCAATAGGGGCTGACTACAAGAATAGTGCTATGCACTACATCGTAGGGCAGGATGTTCTTGGTGGAAATCATAAGATTCATTTAATAAAAGAAGAGCAGGGTACATTTAAGGTTTGGATTGAGCAGAGAAACGAAGTAATGCTGTGGAAGTCCTTTGGCCCTAATATGCCTGTATCAGTAGAATATAATATTAATTTTTAATGCAATCACCATATTGCTTCATCGTAAAGCCTGAGGGTGGCTTGCGATACAACAATGAGAATGAGTTTGGTCTTATCCTCAGCAACACCCATGAAGACCATACAATCACTAATCGAAAAGCGTTGGTGATAGAGACACCTATTGGATACAAGGGAGATATAAAAAAGGGAGACACCCTGATAGTTCATCACAACGTATTTAGAACTTATAACGATATGAAGGGTAGGCATCGAAGTGGCAGGAGCTACTTGAAAGATGACCTATTCCTTGTTGATCCGGATCAATTCTTTATGTACTCCTTCAACGGAGGATGGAAGTGCCCAGGTAAGTATTGTTTCGTCAAGCCCACAGGTGAGCATCTTACAGGCGAGATGAAGTATATCAATAAAGAGTTGGAATCATTAGGTGTGCAAGCTGGTGATTTAGTATCTTTTACTCCTGACAGTGAATACGAGTTCGAGATAGATGGCGAGAAGCTATATAGGATGTTCACTAAAAACATTGCTATTAAGTGGAAAAAGTAGAGAGGTGGCTTGAGTGTGGATGTAAGCTCGTAAAAGTAAAAAGTAAATACAGATGGCAGAGATGTCCTAAAGCAGTAGAGATATATGAGCAATTCGAAAAGACAAGAGATTGGCGGTGGGATAAAAAGTACAGTGAACACTTCCAAGATAAAATCAGAAATTATTGAGGCAGGGTATAAGGCCGTCAGTCAATTAATAAAGGTTGCTCAAGAGGAGATAATAAAGCCTGACCCTGAGGACGAGCTCGCTGCTGACAGATTAAAGAACGCTGCTGCCACAAAGAAGCTAGCCATATTCGATGCATTCGAGATACTATCAAGAATAGAGACGGAGAAGGAGACGCTAGCCACTTCAAATAAGAACACTTCATTCAAAGGATTTGCAGAGCGAAAGTCAAAATAAATTATACGAAGTAGTAAACGACTACATACCAAAGGCTGTTCTAGTTAAGAAGAACAAGTCTAAGTCGTGGACGTATGGATACGATGCGAAGTATAATCTTATTGTAATATCTAGGAATGGGACTTTAGGAGAGGTATACAACATCAATGACCTGAAGATAGGCCTTCCTGCAAAGCCTAAGAATGTATTTAAAAAATCTGCAAATCAAAGAGAGCAGTATTGGGAGAGAGAGGAATACCCTCGTCAATTAAAAAGAATCAAGACTATATTCCAATGGAATGATATGTCTTCAGACTTCAAAGACTCTTGGGTTGATTATATAGAGAGGGAGTTCGACAGAAGGGAGCAGGGGTTTTGGTTTTATAACGCTGACAATCCAACATATATTACAGGATCACACTACATGTATTTGCAGTGGACTAAGATTGATGTTGGATATCCTGACTATAGAGAGGCCAACAGAATATTCTACATCTTTTGGGAGGCGTGCAAGGCGGACAAGAGATGCTTTGGTATGTGCTACCTAAAGATTAGGCGTTCAGGGTTTTCGTTTATGGGCGCATCAGAGTCTGTTAATATGGCTACACTAGCCAAGGACTCTAGGTTAGGTGTTCTATCCAAGACGGGTAATGACGCTAAGAAGTTATTCGTAGATAAGATTGTGCCCATATCAAACAACTACCCATTCTTCTTCAAGCCTATTCAGGATGGTATGGACAGGCCTAAGACTGAGTTAGCCTATCGTGTCCCGGCATCTAAGATTACTAAGAAGAATATGCACCAGCTTGGTGACGATGATATAGATGGGTTAGACACTACTATAGATTGGAAGAACACAGCAGACAACAGCTACGATGGTGAGAAACTGAAACTGCTAGTACACGATGAGAGTGGTAAGTGGGAAAAGCCTGAGAACATTCTAAACAACTGGCGTGTAACTAAGACTTGCCTAAGGTTGGGTAGCAGAGTTATAGGTAAGTGTATGATGGGTTCCACGTGTAACGCTCTAAACAAAGGAGGTAATAACTTCAAGAAACTATACGAAGACTCTAAGCCATCCAAGAGAAATGCCAATGGTCAAACTAAGAGCGGCCTATACTCATTATTCATTCCTATGGAGTGGAACTTCGAGGGGTACATAGATAGGCACGGTATGCCTGTATTCACTTCGCCTGACGAAGCAGTTGAGGGCGTGGATGGAGAGATGATAGGCACGGGAGCTGTTGATTATTGGAAGAATGAGATTGAGTCTTTGAAGTCTGATAGCAATGCGATGAATGAGTTCTATCGTCAGTTTCCTAGGACAGAGTCTCACGCCTTCAGGGATGAGAGCAAGTCATCCATATTCAACCTTACTAAGATATACCAGCAGATAGACTACAACGACAATATGATTCAGGAGCATATGCTTACCAGGGGTAAGTTCTTTTGGAGAGACGGGCCTGATAGCAAAGTGGTGTGGAGTCCTGACAGGAACGGAAGGTTTTTGGTTTCTTGGCTACCGAATGCAGGCCTACAGAACAATGTCGTTACGAGGAACGGGAGGAGGTATCCGGGCAATGAGCACATAGGCTCGTTTGGCTGTGACCCTTACGACATATCAGGGACTGTTGGCGGAGGATCATCTAATGGTGCGCTTCACGGAATGACCAAGATGCATATGGATGATGCACCAACCAATGAGTTCTTCTTAGAGTATATAGCTAGACCTCAGACGGCAGAGATGTTCTTCGAGGATGTGCTTATGGCTTGCGTGTTTTATGGGATGCCTATCCTTGTAGAGAATAATAAGCCAAGACTACTATACCATTTCAAGAACAGAGGGTATAGAGCGTTCTCCATCAATAGGCCCGACAAGCCCTCTAACAAGCTCTCTAAGACCGAGAAAGAGCTCGGGGGTATACCCAACTCATCTGAGGATGTAAAGCAGTCTCACGCGTCCGCTATAGAGTCCTACATAGAAAAGTATGTTGGCCTAGATATGGAGGGCACATTCAGAGATGTTGGAGATATGGGAGGAATGTTCTTTAATAACACCTTGTTAGATTGGGCGAAGTTTGACGTGAACAACAGAACGAAGTATGATGCGTCTATAAGTTCAGGGTTGGCTATTATGGCTAATCAAAAACACATATATCAGCCTCAAAAACAAAGTTCAAAAATATCAGTTAAATTTGCAAGATATAATAACAAGGGCAATGCTAGCCGATTACGCCAATGAAAGAAGTTAATGTCAACATAGTAAAGAGAACTTTCCCAAGTCAATTTGTAAGCGATGAAGAAAAGGCTCTTCCTGAATTTGGATTAAAAGTTGGTCAGGCTATACAGCACGAATGGTTTAAAAGAGACGGAGGGTCTTGCAGGTTCTATAATCACTTAGGTCAATATCATAAACTAAGATTATACGCACGAGGTGAACAACCTATTGGGAAGTATAAGAATGAAATGTCTGTGGATGGCGACCTAAGCTATCTAAACCTAGACTGGACACCCGTACCAATCATACCTAAGTTCGTTGATATCGTAGTCAATGGAATGTCGGATAGATACTTTGGCATCAGAGCGTTTGCTCAGGATCCTATATCTTCTGAAAGACGTAACGAATTCAAGGATATGGTGGAGGCTGATATGGCTGCTAGAGAATTACTTGAGCAACTTAATGAAGACTTTGGCATAGACACCTTCAATGTTCCTGAGGATGAACTCCCAGGGAGTGATGAGGAGTTGACTGTTTACATGCAGTTGAATTATAAGCCTGCTGTTGAGATGACAGCTGAAGAGGCTATTAATACATTAATGCTAGACAACGACTACAGCGATACAAGAAAAAGGCTAGACTACGACCTTATGGTTTTAGGTAAGGCTGTAGTGAAGCACGAGTTCAACCCTGGAGATGGCGTTACAGTAAAGTATGTTGATCCTGCAAATGTGATACACAGCTACACTGAAGACCCACACTTTCAAGATTGTTTCTATTGGGGAGAGGTAAAGACTGTTCCTATCACGGAACTAATCAAGATTGACCCAAGCCTACTTCCTGAAGACTTAGAGAAGATTTCTCAGTATAGTCAAAGTTGGTATGACTACTATAACGTAACACAGTTTTATGAGAATGATGTATTCAAAAAAGACACGGCAACGCTTCTTTACTTTAACTACAAAACCACCAATACCTTCAAGTATAAGAAGAAGATTGCAGACAGTGGTGCTGTAAGGATGATTGAAAAGCCATCTGACTTTAACCCTCCACAGGATATGGTTGAAGAAGGAAGGTTTGAAGTAGTTCAGAAAACAATTGACGTATGGTATGAAGGGGTGATGGTTATGGGGACAAACATGGTTCTTAGATGGAGAATGATGGAGAATATGGTTCGCCCGAAGTCTGCCTCTCAGAATGCCATGCCTAATTACATTGCTGTTGCGCCAAGAATGTACAAGGGCAATGTAGAGTCTCTAGTAAGAAGAATGATTCCTTTTGCTGACTTGATTCAGATTACACATCTCAAGCTACAGCAGGTTATGAATCGAATGACCCCTGATGGCGTGTTTATTGACGCTGATGGAATCAATGAGGTTGACCTCGGCACGGGAGCGGCATACAATCCTGAGGATGCGCTGAGGCTATACTTCCAGACAGGTTCTGTTGTTGGTAGGTCGTACACTCAGGATGGAGATTTCAATAACGCTAGAGTTCCTATTCAACCTATTACGGGCCACTCAGGGCAAGGTAAGATGGCTGCGCTAATCAATAGTTACAACTACTATCTAGATATGATAAGAAGTGTAACGGGATTGAATGAGGCTAGAGACGGATCAACGCCTGACCCCAACGCACTCGTGGGAGTTCAAAAGTTAGCGGCCTTAAATTCTAACACAGCCACTAGGCATATCTTAGATGGTAGTGTGTTTATGGTCAAGAAGTTGTCTGAGGCATTGATGCTCAGGGTGTCTGATATTATAGAGTACGCTCCATTTAAAGAGGAGTTCATACTACAGATAGGAAGGCATAGTGTTTCAATGTTAGAGGATATAGATGAGCTATACCTAAGAGACTTTGGGATATTTATAGAGATATCTCCTGACGAGGAAGACCGAGCTAGGCTAGAGCAGAACATACAGATAGCACTAGGATCTGGAGACATCACTCTTGAGGATGCCATTGATATTCGAGAGATAAAGAATATTAAGCTAGCCAATCAGGTTATTAAAATCAGAAGAGCAGCTAGAGAGAAGAACAGACAGAACCCTGAAATTATTAGGATTCAAATGAATCAGCAGGGTCAAATGCAGTCACAGCAACTAGCAGGACAAATAGCCGCACAGAAGATGCAGTTAGAGTCTCAGCTAAGAATGCAGGAGGAGCAGGCCAAGATGCAGATGGAGTCAGAGAAGATGCAGATGCAAGCAGAGCTCAAGTCTCAGTTGATGGCTGAAGAGTTTAACTATAATATCAAGCTAAAAGACTTAGAGGTTGATGGACTATCTAAAAGAGAAGATGCTAAAGAGACGGCAAAGGACAAAAGAATAGATAGACAGAACACTCAACAATCTAAACTTATTGAGCAGAGGAAAAAAGATTTACCTCCAATCAACTTTGAATCATCAGAGGACAACTTAGATGGGTTTGACTTCGGTCAATTCGGTCCGAGATAAAATATATATATTTGCATAAAATTTAATTAAATGGCAATTCGAGTAAAAGACATAGGCGTTTCTGAGGAAAAGTCTAAACAAGAAATAGAGGCGAAACTTTTGGAGGAGCATGAGGCGAAGAACGCTGAAGCGCAGGAGGTAAAAGAGGAGCCAAAAGAAGAAGTTCTTTCACAAGTAGAAGAGAGATATAGCAAAGAGATTGAATCTGTGGACGATTTAGTTTCTGAGAGAGAATCTGCTCCTGATATGTCTGAAGAGATGCTAGCTTATTATAAGTTCAACCAAGAAACAGGCAGAGGTATGAGCGACTTTATTGAGTTTAATAAAGACGTTGATGCGATGGGAGACGATGAAATCTTAAAGAAGTACTACACGTATGTAGAGAAAGGTCTTGATGCTAGCGATATTGATTTGTTGATTAATGACAAGTTTGGTTTGGATAAAGAAGCCTTGACTGAGTCACAGATGAACAAAATCAAAATCGAAAAGAAAAGAGAGTTGTCTAGAGCCAAGGATTATCTTAACGACAAAAAGCAAGAATACCTTACTCCAGTTGAGTCAACGGAGGGTAGCAAGTCAAAAGAAAATTCTCAAAGCAATGAACTCCATAATCAGTTCTTGAAAAAGACTGAAGAGGTGTTCGGTGCTGACTTCAAAGGTTTTGATTTTAGCATTGGCGAAAAAAACTTTAGCTACTCTCCGGGTGAGGCACAGGATTTAAGAAAGAGTCAGTCCGATTTGAATAACTTCATTAGTAAGTATTTAGGTAGTGACGGAACATTCAATGATCCTGTTGGCTATCACAAAGCCCTTTCAGTAGCAATGAACCCCGAGAAATTCGCTAAGTTCTTCTACGAAAAAGGGAAAGCTGATGCAATTGAAACTGATGCGAAGAGAGCCAAGAACATTAATATGGAACCTCGGCAAGCTCCTAACTTCAATCAAGGCAATGGCTTAAAAGTAAGGTCTGTGGGAACACAGTCCGGTAAAGGTTTAAAAATAAAAAGTAAAAAGTAGGAAAAAATGGCAGGATCATTATTATCCACTCCTGGGTTTGCATTGCAGCCTAGTGGTGAAAGAGTTGCTCTAGCGAGTAACTACATCTCCGACTTCAACTTCTTGAGTCAGTATTTACCTGACACATATGAGGCGGAGTTCGAACGGTATGGCAACAGAACTGTTGCTTCATTTTTAAGAATGGTTGGTGCAGAGATGCCAACTAATTCTGATTTAATCAAGTGGTCAGAGCAAACTAGACTGCACCCTAAGTACACTAACGTAAGTAGTAATCAAGCGGCAACTGCAAACACAGCAACTCTAGAGATTGAGGATGTCAATCCTAGAACAGGTGTTGAGATTGCAGAGCACGCTCTTAGAGTTGGTCAGACTATTATGATTTCTGAAAACACAGCTGGGTCAACTAACACTAACAAAGCAATCATCACTGCGGTATCTGCGATTGGTGCTGCTACGTTGAGTGTTGATGTTGCATACTACGAAGCTGGTGGGCAGACATTTGGAAACAAAGCTTCAGGAGCTGTAGTTTCTTTGTTTGTTTACGGTTCTGAGTTTGCTAAAGGTCAAGAAGGAATGGTTGGGTCTGTTGAGGCTACACCTGACATCTTTGACAACAGCCCAATTATCTTAAAAGATAAGTACTCTGTTAACGGTTCTGACCTAGCTCAAATCGGATGGATTGAGGTTACAACTGAGAACGGTGCTACAGGTTACCTATGGTATCTAAAATCAGAGCACGAAACTAGACTTCGCTTCGAAGACTACATGGAGACTGCAATGATTGAGGCTGTTCCAGCTGCGACTGGATCTGGTGCTATTGCAGCTGCTGCTCCTCTTGGAAGCAAAGGCTCTGAAGGTATCTTCCACGCTGTAGAGAACAGAGGAAATGTTTGGAGTGGTGGTAACCCAACTACCCTTTCTGACTTTGACGCTGTTATTCAGAGATTAGACAAGCAAGGTGCTATCGAGGAGAATGTGTTGTTCATCAACCGTCAGTTCTCTTTCGACATTGACGATATGCTTGCTGCTCAGAACTCTTATGGAGCAGGTGGTACTTCTTATGGATTGTTCGACAACGACGAGCAAATGGCATTGAATCTTGGATTCAGTGGTTTCCGTAGAGGGTATGACTTCTATAAGACTGACTGGAAATACTTGAACGATCCTCAGTTCCGAGGTGGAATCACTGCTGGTAAAGTTAACGGACTTCTTGTTCCTGCTGGCTCTACCACTGTGTATGACCAAGTTCTTGGCAAGAATGCTACACGCCCATTCCTTCACGTTAGATATCGCGCTTCTGAAGCAGAAGACAGACGATACAAAACTTGGATTACAGGATCAGCGGGTGGAGCTGGAATGTCAACTAGTCTTGATGCAATGGAAGTACACTTCCTCTCTGAAAGAGCGGTATGTGTAATGGGAGCTAACAACTTCTTCATGTTCAAGGACTAATCCTTAACTAATGCGGGGGCTTCGGCCCCTGCTTTTTTAAATTAAATCAAATGAAAAATAAAGTACTAGAGGATAAGGTGTATATCCTAAAATCAAAAGCTGCACCACTTAGTTTTATGTTGGCATCACGCCACACTAGAAGGTCTCCGTTACTACACTTTGACGGCAAAACAAATAGACCTTTAAGATATTCTTCAAACCAAAAGAGTCCATTCGAGGACGAGCAGGATGGTAATGCTATTTTAGAACCAGTAATCTTTGAAGATGGATTTCTAAGAGTTCCTGCAACTAACCCTGTGCTACAAGAGTTCTTGTCACTACATCCAGGCAATGGCAGATTGTTTGAAGAGGTAGACTTAGAGAAGGACGCACAGTCTGATGTAGAAATAATTAATCTTGAAGTAGATGCCATGGTAGCTGCAAGAGATTTAGACTTATCTACAATGGAGAAGGTGGCTAGAATTTCTTTAGGTAGAAACGCAGAGTCTATGACTAGCGCAGAACTAAAGCGTGATATCATGATATTTGCAAAGACAAACCCAAAAGGTTTCTTAGAGACAATCAATGATCCTATTCTTGAGCTTCAGGACAAGGTCGCTAAGATGTTTGACCAAAAGCTGTTAAGCCTTAGGAATAAAAACAGAGATGTGTACTTCAACCTAGAGGGTAATAAAAAGAAAATGCTTACTGTCCCTTACGGGGAGGACTCTCAGTCTGCTGTGATATCATACTTGATAACAGAAGAAGGAGAAGAAGTATTAAAAATACTTGGTAATAAACTAAAGTAATCGTATATTTAATTCGATAGATAGTTCATAATTATTGTTTAGAGAGCCCTTCGGGGCTCTTTTTTTATTTAGTATATTTGCAGAGTATTTTTTAACAACCAAAATTTTTTATCATGGTTAAATTTTTGAAAGTAGCTTTATCTGGACAAGATTATTTAATTCCTTGCCATAAAGTTGTAAGTGTAAGAACTCCTGCCACAAGTAGAGTTGATATTGTATTAGACACTCCATTGCAAACTAGCGCAGCTGCAGGCGCAGGAGAGGTGGCAGTTATTCAGGTGGTGGCGACTGGAGCGAATGATGCGGCTAAGACAAAGGTTTTTGTAAACGAGGTCGTTGCTGCTGTAGGCAAAGCATTAGAGCACTCTTGGACAGAGCCAATTGTATCTTTAGGAGGACTGACTTATCCAATAACCGCAGTGAGCTACCTAAGTGTAGATTTCTCTTCTTAATAAAGAGTAACACTCAAGCAACTAAGGGGGTCGGTTTCGACCCCTTTTTTATTTTGTATCTTTAGCGTTATGATTAACGAAGTTAGAGAGACTGTACTCGCTATAGCAAACAAAGAGAACTTTGGATACATTACCCCAACAGACTTTAACAGATATGCAGTTAAGGCACAGCTAGATATTTTCACACAGCTGATGTATGACTACAATCACCAGGTCAACAAGCAGAATAAAAGGACAACAATACTAGGAGCATCAGTGGCATCTAAC